CAATGTCGCGCGCTTCTTCCGTGATTTCCAGTGGACGCTCCATGAGAACCATGCCCTTGCGTTCAATCGTGGCGCTCTTGCTACCCTGCGGCATGTAAGACGGGTGCCGACTAGCTGGAACCGGCTCCCAACCCTTGCGCGCCAATTGAACCTGATAGGCCGGGTCTTCAGCACCTAGAACGGTACGGGTTTTCCATTCGTAATCCCATCCCTGCGGAATTGCATCCTTGTCGATGTAGAAATCGTCAGGGCCTTCATCCATGTCGCCAAGGTGTCCACGGAGTTCAGCAGCGCGCTTGGCAGCGCGGGTGCGCGGGTCTTCTTCACGCATGGGAGCCCTCATTTCATGACGGGGAGGTTCATTGGCAGATTCCCGAGAGACGGAAATCATTTCAATAGGCTTTTCAGGAGCGGAAAAGGTCATTTCCGGTTCCGGTGCTGAAGGCGAAGCGGACGTTTCGGCGCGCTTGATACCGGGCGGGCGACCACGTGGACGGCGCGGCGCGGTCTGGGCAGTATTATTCATGTTCGTCTCCATCAGTTCAATTTACCTTCTCTTTGAAGGGCGAGCTTTGCCTTAGCGTATTCAACATCGGACATTCCGTTCATTTGTGCGATTTCACGCTCTGCGGAAGTCAGACGAACAACATTAGGCTTGCTTCCAGTACCGTTACCACTGCGGGATACTGGCGCTGCGGGCGGTGCGGATCGACGCTGGGTCACAACCGCTGCCCCGGCCATAGGATCATCATTTTGGATTTCCTCTCGCTTATTGAAGCCCATGATATTTTCGATTTTCTCGAAATAGGCATCGGTATCGGGCGCAATATCATCGGAAATCGCCAGATTGTGCGCCGCCAGCATCTTTGAATACAGGCGATTGTTCGTAGCGCACTGAGGATGCGCCCTAACCCATGCGGCAGACCGTGGGGTAAGCTGAGATGCAAGGGCCTCGACGGGATCGGCAGCAATCTGACGCGGCTTTTCAGCTTTTGGTGCGTTTTCCAGCGCCTGCTTGCCCTGTTCAAGCTGCAAAAGCTTCGCAGCGTTGGTAGACATGGCCAACTGTACTTCGCTTGCCCGATCATAGTCACCAGCGGACATGGCTGCGGAGTAATTAGCCTTCAGAACCTCATTAGACTGCTTAACCGTCTCAATGGCATTCGTTACAAGCGTAAGATTGCTGTCCTGAACCTCGTTTTTCGCCTTATGAGCGGTTTCTTCAGCCTTATTTGCGCGGTTGGTCTGAGCGATGCGCTCTGCTTTTTCCTGTTCAAGCTGCGCCTTAAGGGTTTCAAGACCCTCTTCCGGCTCCATGACTTTAGCGGCAGGTTTAGCGGGTGCGTCTTCCGCCTTTAAAACCTCAATATCGCCGTCTTTTGCCTTGTCGGGAGCATCTTCTAGTTCAATTTCAATCTGTTCTGCTGGATCGGCCATAAAATCTAATTCTCCTAAAAGAGATGCGCGTATTCTTGCGGTGGTTTGTTATGCTTTGCTATGTTTTCAGTGGCTGGAATAACTTGCAGATTCCACGGCACATGAAGACCACAAAAGTTTTTCCCTTGTAGTGGGAAAATATGATCAACATGGTGCTTTACGCCTATCTGCGTATCACAAGCGGCGGCAACGTCATACATTTCCTCAATCTGGTTTAACTGTATTTGGTTTAACCAAGACGGGGTAGCATTTATTTCTGCCGCGCGCCGCCTTGCGGATAAAGCTAACGAACGAGCGGTATTATTTTTATACCATTTCGATGCTCTGATGCGCTGTTCATCAACATTTCGCGCGTACCACTCTCTGTTTGCTTTCAAAGTATTTGGAATGTTTCTTTTCAAGAAATATTCCTTGTACCTTTTGGGGTTGGCGGCCCTGTCTTTCCTTAAAAAGGTTCGCACCCTCTCATTGGTCTTCAATGGGTCTTTACGGTACTTTTCTCGCGCAGCCGCGCAAACACAACCTTTGCATACAGCCCTAACACCATACTTGCCAGTTTTGGATTTTCCGAAACTGGTTATTGGCTGCTCTATTGAACAAGATTTACAAATTCTAAACACTTTGTCACCAAATTGAGTCAACGCTCTGAACGCGACCGCGAACAGCAGTGTCTTCCAGGATACGGCACAAAACGCCATTCACTGTGATGCTCCAGCCATCGGATGGCCGGAAAATGACCCAATCATGCAGCGCAATGTCCATATCCTTGAACCAAGCGCCACTGGAATCCACAAATGCGTCAGGCCCCAGCTTAACGACAAGGCCAATTTTCGACTGATACTGGTCTTCAGCGCGGTTTTGATCGGGGAGCAAAATGCCGCCCTTGGTCTTTTCGGGGCGAAGGTAGACGGCAACAAGAACCTGGTTGTTGAAAATCTCGATGTCTTTGATGCTTCCGAGTTCTTTAAGCTTTACGTCTTTAGGGTCTGCTTCATGAACCATCTGCATGGCAGGCATATGATGACTTCTCCGTTTTATTGTTCGGACTGTTTAGCGTTGACTTCATCGCACAGCGCAAGGGCGTCCTTTAGGCCCTGAATCTTACCTACAATCTCTTTGTAGCCCGCAAAATCCTTTGGGGCATGACCAAGCCCAAGGTTTTCCTTGTGCTGCTCAATTGCGCCATCAATCAACTTACGCAGATCGGCCTCGAATGCAGTCTGCACTTAGGCGTTCTTTCCGTATTCCTTGATCTTTTCAAGACGGCCAAGACCGCTACCAGCACCAGCCTCCATATGAGGAATGCGGCCACCAGACTTGCGGCCCATCATGGCGGGAGGAACTCCACCCGGAGGCATACCGCCCATCGGAGGCGCAGCGCCGATAGATGCACCCTGCGGCGGGGCTACGGGCGGTGCCATGACAGGATGCGGCATCGGGCCACCGGGAGGCATAGGCATTCCAGGCTGACCAGCGCCACCCTTGCCAGTGGCAATGATGATGTTGACGTTCATCTTATCCTTGCCGGTTTTACCGCCATGCTTGCGGGCCATCCGGCCACCAGTCGGGCGCGTACCCTCAAGTTCACCGTCCGAAACGCTCTCGGCTTTGCCGCCCTTTTTCATGGCAGAACCACCACCGCACTTCGCAACCTTACCACCCATGCACTTGGCGCATTTGCAGTGTTCGCCATGACCCTTCAAAGCGGACGGCTTAACTTCAGCTTTGATGAGCTTCTTGTCTTCGGCTTCGTCCTTATGCTTGACCTTGCCACCGTTCTTGCGGACTTCCATGTCCGGGGTCAGTTCCAAGGCATTCTTACCAGCCTGATACTTGGCGTATTTGTCGGCCATTAGCTTGGGACGGGCTTTGTCAAAGATTTCCTCATCCGCCTTATCAGTGCGGGGGCGCAGGCCAGTCTTAGGATTGCGGTTGCCCATAACTTTGGACACCGCCTCCATCTCATCTTTGCCCAGCGCGCCACCAGACGCCTTGTGAGCTTTCCCGCCGCGCTTCAGGCCAGCGGCCTGATCCATGCGGGAATTGACACCAACGGATGGCAGGCGATTGGTGGGGACAAAAGAGCCGCCATCCATCTTGCCGATACGGCCACCCTTCTTCCAACCGCCAACATGCTTTGAGCCGCCACGTTCCTCATTGGCCTCCTTCACGTCGCGGTTCAGGAAGTTGTCGGGGGTCAGCTTCGCGCGCCCGCCATCTTTACGAGCCTTGCGGTCAGCGCGAACCTTGGCATGAATACCTTCGACCTTACCGCCGCGCTTGTACTGGCGTGGGGAAATAGGCCGTGCGCCGGTCTTAGACTCAGTAAGCAGCGGTTCGGCGGGGGTAAAATCCGACCCGTCAACCTTGCCGGTCTCCGCCTTGGTAATGCGCTTGATCTTTTCGTGCATCGCCTTGCGGGCGGCAATCGAAGCTTCTGACATTCTAAATTCTCCTTCGGCGCGGCTTCCCGCAAATAAGGTTATACCGCAGCATTGTGCCGCAATACAGGATTAGTCAATTGCAATGCATGTTCTACGATGGATGACTGCGATTTAGTCTTAGCGATTGAACCGCCACGCGCATAGGCTTTGAAACCACGTCTTAGAATGCTTTCTCGCATCTTTGGCGTAATTGTAAGTGCAGGCAAAATCGCCTTAGCCTGTTTATCCGTGAGCGCCTTCTTGGCCTCCTCTTCGGTATCAAAGTGCAGCCCCTTGGAATTGTAATCGCTGCTTTTCACCATCCACTTGCCCTTAACGGTGGCCGATGGCGGAGTGATATGCCAACCGTCTTTGTCGGCTACCGTTTCAACATGGCCTAACGATGCTTCTGGGTCATGCTCTTTGGCCAATGCCATAAGGCGCTTTGGCAGGATATTATCGTAATATCCCTTCATGCCTTCGCCGCCAACTTTCAAATCTAATCCTGAAAGCGTTTTCCACCCGCGATAAGCGCCTCCAGTATGCTCCCCGTGACCCTTATCAATCTTGTCAGCCAACTCTTTGCCAACATAGGTATGCAGCTTGTCTTTTGGAATGTCCGATTCTTCTAGAACTTTGCGGCCATTGTGGTCATGAGCAATAACTTCATATGTGCCATTTTCATCCGGCTCATATTCAATTTTACTAATCTGCTTGCTTAAGTCGTAGCGGTCAGCCTGCATTTGTCCTGGCGTCCAAGCCAGTTTGTCGTACCCGCCTTTAGCCGCATCGTGCAGGGTTTTCTTTAGACCAAGATCTGTCCATGATTGTGTGTTTCCGACATACGGCCCTTGCGGAACTTTACCACCAGCAATCTTTCTTAGCGCCTCTTTCGAGGCATCAAAGTCTGCGCTCGCCTTTAACAAATCTGAATCATTTTTAGGGTCGCTTCCGGTTTCATCTCGCCTTTTTAAGGCGCGGCTATGAGCCAGCATGTATTCGCCGTGCTTGGCGATCATGTTTTGTTTTGCGGCCTCGCGCTCTTCTTCAGAATGTTTAAAGCCCTCACTGCGCCCTTTCTGTCCCCAATCGCTCTGGAGTTCCTCCAAATGGAGAATCTTGCTGCCGTCAGTTCCATTACGATCTGCCAAACGGCGATGCAGCACTACATTTAAATCAGGCCAATGCTGTGACTTAAATCCGGTTTCGATATTAGTAGATGTCGGCGGCGCAACGGTGCCGTTGATAGCGGCACGCACACTCGCTGCGTTGTCGGCTGTATCATATGTTCCGTACACATGGCCGTCAGGCCGCATAACCTTATATTCCGCCATAACTTTCTTTTCAGGCGGTAATTTGGTCAGAACCTCACGGTAATTTTCTCCGCTGGGTAATGTGTATTTCTCGAATTTTGGCTGATTATCTCCACCAACACCTTCTTGCATATACTGTTCGGCATCTTCCGGCGCGCCAGTAAAATGCGTCCGCCCATGTTGATTTACAACATCAACCATTGGCGACCCAGCATGTTCAGTTTCTTCGTGGTTCGGAACCACTGAAAGTCTGGGCCGCTGCAAGGCTCTGTCCTGCAAAGGCGGCATATTTTTTTGAAAGTGTTCGGCCAATTCGTGCTTATCCACTATCGGCTTGCCAGCAAATGCCTTATCCGCGCCACTCCATCTGACTTCTTCCGGCTTAACTGCCTTCAGTGAGGCTACCATTTGCTGCGGCGTCCCCTTGAACTGTGGAAGTGCCTTAGCAGCCACAGCGCCTTGGCTGTACAGTCCCATGGTGTTCGGTTGAGGCGTCACCTCACCGCCAGATGCGAATCGCCGTGGTAGCGTTGGAAAAGGCGACGTTGGGGCATTTGCCACCATCATGGCCTTCTTAGGGGCCTTGGGATCGGGTGGAATCACGTCTTCACGCCCTTATCAATTTTGTTCGCTTCCTTCTCAGCCGCTTCCGGCTTATGTGTCTCAGCCAAAATTTCCTTGGCGATCTGCAAAACCTCAATTTTCTCGCGGCTCTTGCGGTCTTGGTCGCGGTTCTGATCCTCGATCATATTTTCATGCAAGTTCACACCAACCTGATGGCGCTTAGTCTCAGCATCCATAAGTTTGGCTTTGGCCGTCATCATATCGACTGGCGTATCAACCTGCTGGGGCTCCGGTTCGTCCTTGTCCTTGGTATAGAGACCGCCCTGAATCTTGGCTGCTTCAACCGCAGACTTAGCCTTAACCTCGGCAACCTTGGCATTGGCCAGCGCAGTTCGCGTATCTGCATCCTGCTTCTCCGTCGCCATCTTGGCCTGCATCTGCTGTAGCTGCGGAGGCGGTGCAGCCTGGGCAGACTTCGGCGCAAAGAATTGCTCGGGATTATTCCAGCCAATAGCTTGGAGCGCCGCAATATCAATGGCGATGGGGTCGTACATTTGCGGACTAGCGGCCTGAAGCTGTTTCAGCGCCATGATCTTCATGACGCGCTGGCCATGGCTGGCTGTGTTCGGGTCAGCCTGCGGGACCAAATCGCAATTGGTGATGGCCTGAAGGAAGGATTCCTCAGTCCATTTCGTATTAGACTTACATTTGCGCTGTAGGAAGCCCTCCGGGTTTTCCTTGAAGCACCTGACAAGCAATTGAAATTCTTCGGCCTGAGCGGCGTGCATACGTTTATGAACCGAGTTCATGACCTTGGTGGCCTGCTCGATCATCGCCAGCGTCGTCCCTACAGGGGCATCGGCCCGGCCCTCACCAACCTGCTGTTCACTTGTGCCGCCAATCCGCATACCAGTCGTGGCCATGTCGGTAACGAGCGCCATAAGGGCCGTGGAAGGCTCCTTGTAGGGCAGCGGCATAACGGCATCGCTTATCGGAACGCCACCAGTCTTGACGAGCGCGCCCCCTCCCGGCGGTACACGGAAGATGTTCGTGTTCTGTCTCGCCCCCGTGTCAGCCATAAGAAAGCCCGGGAAGTTGGAATACATGCCAGCATCCAACAATTCACGCCATGCGGCTGTGATAGCATTGGTAGTATTCCCCAAGATGTGAAGCAGGCCAATGTCGTAGAAGCCAAGACCGGGGACAAATGTATACTTGACGAATACTTGCCGGGGATTTGGCAATTCCTTGTCGTCTTCGTCGTAATTGCGGACGATGGACAGAATCTCTGTCGAAGACACGTCGATTGTGACGCGATACGGGATTTCCAGCCCGCTTTCCTTGCCCTTGTGCTTATGCTCAAAGCCCTTGATGTCCAGTTCGCAATAGCACTCGTAAATCTCCCGGTCGCGGTCTTCCGGGTTGGCCGTGCTTTGCTGTGTGCCCTGCTGTGACTTCTTCTCTAGCTGGACGCTATCAAGCTTTGCTTGGTTTGGAGTGCTTAGACTTACATCACGGTACACGCCGAGAATCTGTAGCCGCTTCACAATTGAAGGGCGCATCATGGATTTGTGCGTGACGCGCTTGGCGTTCATCAAATCCGTGGCGTCGTTATTCACAATCAGATCATCGGCATCAACGCTTTCGCTAACGGGACGGTTGCGCAGCGGGCAGTTATAGACCTTCTTGAAGCAAGTCCCGCCAAAGCCCAGCATCAGCAACATGCGGTCAGTATCGGGATAGTATTCCTTCGCAACCGCCGTGAGATAATGGTTTAGGTCCATCTCAAGCGCGTTGGCTTGCTGGTCTTCCTTCAGTTCCGCTTTGGTATCATCGTTGCGGATTTTAACTGGGCCATCAGTCGGCAGCATTTCGCTACGGGCATTGGCTTGGAAGCGCAACACAGCTTCCAGCAAAAGCGGATGGCGGACCTTGCTCATTCCCTCAACGGGAGCGCCATCGCTAGCGCCCTGAAGTCCCGGAATCTCAATCTTTAGACCGAGCAGCTTTAGACCGAGCGCGCGATCTTCAATCCATTCCTGACGGCTTGTGAGGTCATCACGGATACCGCGCAGAAGTTCATCGGATATGCGGCTGAGTTCGTTCTGGTCGATTTCCTCAACCAAATTGTCGAACCAGCCCTTAGACGAAGCCTTATTAGCTTCCTCAAGCGGCTTGCCATTCAGAGATACCGTTACCGATCCGTCGCCGTGTTCGATCTTGAGGATATTGCCGTCTACGTCGAAGTCAGGCTGGTCAACATTCTCGTCAGCCATTTCGACAATGACATCCGCGTCATCGCCATCTGCATCGTTAGCCACGGGTCCGGGCTGGCGGATATTCATTGGCGCTAAGCCGCCCGGTTGCGACATCAATCAATCCCCAACGGACAGGCATTCCATTTCCGCGACAAACTGGCGGATGCCCTCCATAGCAGCCTCATTATCCGATTTTCCGCCAAGTGTATATATGCGGCGGTGATCGTGGGGCGGTTCTCCTGTAACTGTAACCTCCCATAAGGGATTAGGCGAAGGCTTGATTTGCTCAAGGGTAGCGGACGCTAGTACGCGCTGCATTAGACTAACTCGCGCGGGCTGCATTCGACAACCTGCTTAGTGTTTTAGCCCAAGCTCGATGCGCCGCGCCATTTGCCTTCATTATCGGAACGCAAAAAGGCTTGTCGCTATTTATGATTTCCTGCGCTGTACGGTGGCAGATACGGCAAGCATCCCTACCGTCTTCCATTCTATGTCTTATGTCTGATCCAAGCGGCGGCTTAATGCTGAATGGGTCTAACGGGTCCAAACTAATCTCCTATGCTGGGTACAACGGCTGCGGCGGACAGCCCGTGTATTGCTTCATCTGCTCAATCTCTGCAATGCGTTCTGGGCCGCGTATCATCAGGCCAAGGTCGCGCATATGTCTAAGAGCTTGGCTTACCGTGTCTACCAAGTCATCTCGTTTACCCTTTGGAAATTGGCCTACCTGCGTAATCACCATGTCAGCCCACGCACGGTCTGGCGCATAAATCATTCCCTCTGCAAATAGATGTTGGATGCTATATAGACGCGCCAACTTATCTTGCGCCTTCGGGTCATAGAGAAACACCGCGAACGTCTCGTTATTATACAACCGCCTGATTTCTTGCGCCACACTATGACCAGCAGCTTTAGACTCGATAATAAGCTTATCCACCTTCAGCTTCTTGCATGTGTCGCCAACCTTCTTAACCAGATCATGCAGTTCAAGCCGTTCCTGCCATGCGCCCATAAGCATGACCTTAGGCGAGCCATCGGAATAAGAGCGTTCGTCATATGTCGGCCTGCCATCGCGGCCAATGATGCGCGTCGCCTGGGCAACCGTATCGCCAGTGAAGACGCCCCACACAGTCAGGGCGCTGAAGTCATTTTCGGTCTTTGTGGTGTAAGCCGTATCTAGACTGGCCACGATGAAGTCCATGGGTGGGAAAGCGTCTTCCTCCCATAGCTTCCACCATTCGCGCTTGATGACGCCGCCGCCAGCCGGTTCAGGGCGCTGTTGTAGCTGGCCACATGCCGAAAATGGCCCTAGCTGTTTCTCAAGCAGGCTAACTTCATCTTCGCCAAACCGCTCCGGCCAAAGCAATTCTCCTTCAATGGTGCGCGGGTCTTGCCATCCGATGGTGGATACAAACGAGCGGTCACGCTCGAAGCGCATTGGCAAGCAGAGGTGGGTCCACTCTCCAACATCTTTTGACAGAATATGGCCTGTTAGATCGTCTTCCGCGAGGCGCTGTTGAACAACAACAAAAGCACCAGTCTTTGGATCATTTAGACGAGTGCTCATCACACCGTCCCACCACGATATTGTTTTTTCGATTGTGGCTTCGCTGAACGCTTCCTGTGCTGAGTTAGGATCGTCAATAATCACGCAGTTGTGGACGAGAACGCCATCAGCAAAGAAGTTGCTGCATCCTTTAACTTGGATGTCATAGACGCGCTGCGGCTCGCAGCTAAGGCGGGTAACTGAGGCGATATAGCCAATACCCCATGATGATGCTTCTTGTGGCAGCGCGGACATAAGGAAATTAGATTCTCTGGGACGTTGTTCCGCGAGTTCTCGTCTATGTGATGCGCCTGAAGAAACCCGCGCATTCTTTTCCCGTGCGTTACTCTCTTGTCTGGCGCTTGGCATGATGCACAGCGGTGTGAATCCCGCTCTAATACAATTAACCGCATTTCCTTGAACTGATTTGAATAGCGGCCAATCAATCTGAAGCGCGAGTTTTGCGAACCCCGCATTCTCTCTGAGTGATCGGCGTCCGCACAATCCGAGGAACAATAAACTGTCCAGCCAGCGAAGCGCCCCCTGCATCTTGGGCATATCCGCTTTTTGCGTTTTTCCCATCTTACCTGTTGCTGACACGCTGTTGAACAAGTTTCGGTGTGCCGATGCTTTCGCGGCATTCCACAAATCACGCATGGCTTCGCCTGTTTTATTGCGTGATGGGCCGAACAGCATTTCTTGGAACAATAGGCGTCCCGACTGCCCTGTTTGAGAGCCTTGCGGGCTTCGTACAGATGCTTGTCCGTTTGCTTCCCGCACTTGTCGCAAATCAGGTGCAGAAGGATCAGACGCCCAGATTTCGACAACAACCCGGTTTCCTCGCCCCATTTCAGAAGCGGCAACATATCCTCGCCCCGGCTGGAATATCGGATGAGCGCCAGTACAGACGAATCTATTTCCCGAAAGTGTACATACTTCGTAGAAGTCATTAGACGAAGAAACCTGAGTTGCCACTACCTCAGATATTACCGCCTTACCCCGTAAATGGTCAAAGGCAATTACCGGATCGCCAGCCTTTAGCGCCTCAATTGGCTGCGGCCCTGACGGCGTTGAAACCATTGTTCCAGCCACAAAGCAGTTGCCGCCTTCGCCGGTATTGGACCCGTCCACAGATGTACTAAGGCGAGTGCCGCCCTTGTCATTGTCGAACCGGCCTTTCGTATTCTGGTCACTCGTAAGTCTAAATCTGTTCCCCCAGAGGCGCTGATACCACGCGCTGTCAATCAAACGCCGCGACTTCATGCTGTCGCGCAGCGCGAGGGAATAGCCATAGGAAGCCGTCAGAAACGGTACACCAGGCCCACTTGTGGGAGAATTAAACCGCTGTGCCCAGACCCACGCCGGGAAGGCAACGCTGGTTATGCTGCTCTTCGATGTGCGAGGCGGTTGATTGATTATGAGCCGTTTTATCTGCCCATCACATACCGCTTGCAGGTGTTCGCAGATCGCCTCAATTGCCCAGCCATCCGTAAACGGTGCGGGATCAATATATTTCCACGCTGAGACTAAGAACTGATAAAGGCTTTCCTCGCATTCAACGCGCTCTATCTCTAGCAGCGTTTCATCGCGGTCTATTGGTTTGCCGTCAAAGAATACTGTGGTGGGCATTTAGCTTTTAAGCGTAATGAAACGTTTATCAAACTCTTGCATGAACGTTTCGCGGCCATGAGGATAGCATAGCTTTGACAGGACTTCCTGCATGGTCTTTTCAGAGCGCTCAATCTCTCTGGCGACGTAACACCAATCACATTTGGTTGTTGAGTCAGCGCCAATCTGGTTACGCTTAATGCCAGGATGCGGGCGCAGACACTCGGGACAATAGATCACGACAATTCCTGTTTTGGTTTAGTGGCATCAACGCCAGCCGCCTCCAATAGCTTACGAGCCCCAACATAAAGCTGTTCGTCCGGAGACCAGCCACACGATTTGAAGTCCAGCCAACGTAAAATCTCATTAACATCTGGATCGGATGCGAAAGCCCTAATGGCCTCAATTTGTTCGTTGGGCACGGCGTCACCCTCAAGTCTAATCCGGCCAGCACTGATGGGCACGCCGAACATTTAGTCTACCTGCACTTTGTGGCAAGCCGTTTCCATATCCGAAACGGCCCTCCATTCGTAGCCTGTAAAAATCATCACACCGCCGTTAACCTTGCAAAGGTCGCCAGGGAATGCGTCAGCAGGAACCACCGTCAAATTCGGCAATCGCATGACTGAATCTTCAAAGTGCTGCCGTGCCCACGTAGAAGCCATTTAGTCTCACTTAGTCTATCGCGGCCAATGCCAATTAGATTCCAGCAGCGTACAGACGCCGCCAACACAAGCCCATAAGACTAATCCGATCAGGAATGCCGCGATCATTTCGCCGCCCATATGGCAAATGCCGCCAGGATGAAAACAATAAAGCCAGCAGCCGCATAGATCATTCCATGGCCTCTTGCTCAATGGTTTCAGGTTCTTCAGCAGATAGCAAAGCCAGCTTTAGAGCCTCGCGCTGTTCAAGCGGCAGAGACATCACATCAAAATGTAGCGTCTTCTGGGCAATCTGAATAGCGCCACCGTCTTTGCCGGTGATTTCAGTCATGGTGCGATCACCGTAAGTCTTTGGAGCAAGCTTAGACAGATACCACCGCTCATGGTCGAAAATCAGCCTGGCCCGCGCTGAATCAGGCTCAGACATAAAGGCGTCTTTCACGCGCTCGGCACGAATGTCTAAACCGATGTTGCGCGCGCGGGCGTACTTCGTAGAAAAACCCTCTTTATTGTCGATAACCCAAGACCTTACGGTTGAT